TGCCGGATAAAGCGGTTGATTCTGAAGTAACGGCATTACGAAACCGTGGTGAGCTCGCTTAGGAACGCCTCAACGGTTACGGCTTGTCCTGTGTTACCAGTAAATTCGACTTCAAGACACATAACTTCTGGTCCGATCGGATAGGCGACTTCGAGAACCGCAGAGTTACCAGTTCCGGGGCCAACAGGAGCATAAAGCGTTTTCCAATCCGTTCCAGCAGACGCTGCAGTAGGAAGCGATGTGTTATGGGCAATTAAGACGCGCACTGTACATTGCACAGTCGGGCCTGTTGCCCCGTTTGTAATCTTGCATGTCAGGCGACTTGGACCTTGCGCACTAGTAAGCAACAACGTTCCGCGAGTCGTTGAGCCAGCAGCATTAGAAGCGCTAGCTACTAAAGTACGTGCTGTTTTAGTCAGAGCCATGCTTAGTTACCGTTAGCAAAGACGTTGACTGCAGCATTTACAGCAGTCTGGACTGTTGCATCATCAGCGCCAGTAATCTGAGAAAGGGCAGCAGCCTTATTTTGAGCAAGAACGGGCCACATCATCTTCGCTCCCGCGGCAGCCGTGTCATCAAACACATCCTTGGCCCACAACAAGCGATTAGTATGGTTCGTGACGCTATCGGACTCGGTCATGATCGTGGTAGCCGCTACTACACACGCCATCCGAACCTTGTTTAAGAGTGCAGTATTGCCAGCAGCGGATAGTAATTCGTCATAAGTTGCCATCAGGCATTACCCTCGGTGAGAACAAAACTGCTCACGCTGACAGGCTGAGTCGCAACTATGGATGTGGTGGTCAGGTTAAGGTCTGATCCGCTCGTCCCTACGCTGCCATCGAGTACATGAGTTGTGCCATCAGACTTGACGATACGGAACCAGGTAGCAGTACCAGTAGCGTTAGCACTCGAATCTTGAGTGATAGCGTTAAGCGTCAGAACGCCACCAGACGCGCCAGGAGCGAACGTAGCGTTACAGGTAAGCTCGGCTAAGAGAGTTGTTGCCGTGCCGCCTGTAGCCGGTCTGGTGCCATCGTAAATGCGGAGTAACGCACTTGCGCCAGCAGCGGTAGTAATTGCATCCATCCGCGCATTGCGAATGGCAGAGCTATATGCGATAGCCATTATTTAAATCCTTTTGGAATGCGGCATTGCGCCGCCCGTACCGTCCATTTTGTATCCTGAAATAAAACAGCCCCATGGTTAGGGGCTGTCTGGTTACTTGGCTTCTTGAGCCTCGTTTTTCTGGCTTTCGGTTTTTGACCGCTTGCCTTCCACTTCTACCGCGATACCGCGCTTTATCCAGTGGTCGGCGGCGTCTTCACGCAAAGAATGCGCCGATCCTTCCTTGAATTCCTCTCCGGAGCTGGATTTAGCAGCAGAAAGGAACTTTACGGACCTCATGCCACCACCTGGACGACCGATGCCGGGTCGAGGTCAGTAACTGGCTTATGCCGCGGATCAATGCCGAGAACGATAGCGGCCCCGTCGGAGGTCGCCGTTCCAACCGTTACCACCAGTTTGACGAAGGGCTTGGTGGGATAGTTGGATTGTGACGGATCGAAATTCATCACGGCCTGCTTGTTGTCGCCAGACGCCTTAACGATCTGGGTCAGCGCAGTGATGTTCGAATCCTGCGGGTTGTTGCCGGACGAATCATCAGCCTGCACCCATTTCGCGTCGACTGTAGCCGATGCCCCGAGCGTTCCAGTAGAGATGACGCCCATCAATTGATTGTAAAGACGGGTATCGACCCATCCGGAACTCTTCGCCCCAGCGGTCAATGCGCCGGGAGCCACGACAGCAGCGATAGCGATGTTTTCGCTTCCTTTTGAACTCATGATCTTTTCCTCGAGAATAGGTTAAGCGGGGACAAGCCCCGCTATGGATTAGCTGCCGGTACGAGCCGCCAGGGTTGCGAAGAAGCCGCGGCTTACGCCGCCCGACTGGAACGGAGTGATCTTGCTGTTCCACCACGGCTGTCCGCCGACACGCAATACGAACCGGAAAGCAGTGATGTCGTAGTCGAAGAAGATGTGAATGGACATATCCATCCGGATGCCACCAGACTTCACTACAGAGAGGTAGTTCTTCAGGTCACCGAAGATGATGTCACCTTGATCGCCGAGAACCGGCAGCGCTTCGCTGACGACAATCTCTTTGCCCATGAGCGTCCCATAGGGAGAAGCAGAAAGCCCACCAGGAGGAAGGTAAACAGGAACCGCAGTACCGGTACCAGGGAATTGCATCGCCAGCAACTGCGCTTCTGCGTCAGGAGTCATAAACCACTTGGCGCTCTTGCGGGCAACCGGAGTAACGGCAGTCCACAGCTTGGTGATATTGGTGAAATTGATAGTATCCGCGGTCTGGCTCGTCTCGCCATTTACCACAACCGTGCCCGCCGATTGCAGGATGCCGAGCGGCATGCCAACGCCCGTGCCGTTGAAAATCGCATCGTTCAACTTGAAGGCGATCTTTTCCGGAGCCTTGCGTTGCACGTAGCTCGCCATCGCCGGGGCATCTTCCAGAAGCTCGTCTGTAAGCGGAACAAGAGCAATGATCTTGTTCGCCTTGACAGTCTTTTCCACGAGTTGCGGTTTGGATTGCGTCTTTTGCCCACCTTCCGATTCCCAATAAGCCTGAATGCCGCCAGAAGTCTGCCAGGGTGTGGTTTCATCCGCGGGGAAGGTTATGCTGTTGCCAGAGGTCACTTGCTGATCGGTCATGTTCAGCAGCGAGTCTTCGCCCATGACCTTTTGCACGATCGTGCTGCGGAAATCGGGAGGAACAGCAAACCCGCCATCCGCACCAGCACCTTCCGAACCGAAGGAGGTCGGAGCGTTGGCAATCAGACGAGGATCGGGAGCGGCGCCCTTGGCGGACGAGGAAACCACAGCGCTCAGATAATCAGCCATCGAACGGAAGCCCCACTTGTTCGCGTCCTTGTGGTCACGAAGTTGAGGCTCCGGACGATAGGGCTTTCTCGGCTGATCTTGATTGTCCTGAACTTCAGGATTCGTCTTGCGACCAGCGGGAGCAGAAACCTTGGCGTTCAGTTCTTCCAGTTGCTTCCGGCGCTCGATGTCGGCCTCGACTGCAGCGAACGAAGCGAATATCTCGCTCATTTCCTTCTGTTCATCAGCAGTCAGATCGCGCTTTTCAGCGTCCGCGCGAGCTTGAATACTGTTGCCTGCAGTGTTGAGTTCGATCAGTTTGTTTTGGAGATTCTCCAGCGTTTCGGCGTCGTTAAAAACCATCGCCAAAGCCAGCATTTCAAACATGCAAATGTTCATTTTTCTTCCTTTAGAAAATAAAAAAGCCGCTCTAGGCGGCTGGACTGGTTTGAAAAGGGCTGGCCCTTTTATTTGCCGGAGCTGGCTCCGATAAGCTGCTTTGTCCGCATATTCATACGGGCAAGTAAAACGTTAGGCGCTGTGGCCTGTTGCTTCAGTGAATCTGGAACGTTGTTAAATTTGGAAAGCATAGGGAATTCGGCCTTCATAGCCTTCTCTTCCGTGGTCTTCGTGGCGAAACCACGCTCAACTGACTCAGCGGCATTCATCCAGGTCTCGGCATCCATCCATTCGGCGATCTGCTTTTCATCACCGCCGGTCTTCGAGACATAAGTTGTGAGTATCGTGTCGCGAACCTTATCCAGAGAGTCAGCGTACTTGCGCATCTCGTCAGCGGTCCCTATGGACATGCCCCAGGGATCGTGAATCATCAGCATTCCGTTTTCAGCAATGTTGATCGTGTCGCCAGCCATCGCAATGACTGAGGCAATACTTGCCGCTATGCCGTCAATGTGAACGATCTTCTCTCCGGAGAAACGCTTAATCTGGTTGTAAATGGAAATGCCATCAAAGACAGAGCCGCCCGGCGAGTTGATGTAGATATCCATCGCGTCGACTGATCCCAATTCCTTCATGGAGTCTGAGAATGACTTTGCGGTTATCCCGCCGAACCATCCTTCCCCTATCGACTCGTAGACGTAAATCTCGCCACGCTTGCCGGCCTTCTTCGCGAAAAACGCTTTATTCATGATTGATCCTTCAGAATACTGGCAGCGGCAACGTCCGGAGCCATTCCGTTCAAAACCTCGTATACCAAAGATCGAGCTGAAGCGAACCGATCTCCCATTTCAGCAATTTGCTCGTCCGCGTAAGCTGTAGCGTCCTTTATCGCTCTCTCTTTCCAGTCTGGATGGTGATCGTTACGCAAAGCAGCAGAACGGTTTTCCATGCGCCGCTGAATCCTTGCGTAGACCGAAGTAAGCCACGCTTGAGCAGATGGGTCTGACTGAGCAGGCATCATGTTCTTGCCCACATCTTCCAGCTTCATCATTGCGCCCTGAACCATGCGCACATCCCCGGCGGAACCGATGGTGTTTTCACCAAGCTTGCGCAGCACATCATTGACTGAGTACACGCCAGAGTTGATTCCGGTTGAAAAACCCTGCATCCTGCTTCCAAAGTCACCTTCTGAGGCCCAATCCACGTCGATCTCGATGAACTTCTGTTGCCGATATGGTATGAGTTTGAAGTCAGCCTCTTGCTGAATTTCCTGTATCCATGGGCGCAGAGTGTCACGAGAAAACTCCAGGCCTTGATGCTCAATATTGTTGTTCGTCGCCCTAAGAAGATGCGCTATCTTGTGTGGGGGAACACGGAACCAACGGCAAACTTCCTCGATGATCTGATACTTCGCCTCTATTAACTGTGCGTCGTCTGCGTTATTGGCGAGCTGATGGATTGTCCACTTACCTTCGAATATTGCCGGCTTGTGTGACCTATCGGGTCCAACGTACTTTCTATTAATCCCATCTTCATACTCTTTCCGTTTATCAGGGGTTAATATCGAATCCGACTGGAAGATAGTGCCTAGCTGGGCGTTATTCCCAAAGTAAGCCGAGGAGAATTGATCAATCGCGATCGACCGGCTTATCGTCTGGATAGCCTTCGCTATCATGTCATCGCCAACGCTACCTACCAGACTTGCGTTCCGAATGTGATAAACATCAGATGGATCGAGGTCAACTGTTCCGCCAACATAATCCTGGGTAACACGATAGACGAAATTTCCAAACTCATTCCTTATCGGGGCAACACGGTCCGGAGATATCGGCCATAAGGCGACAACCCGGCGAGACATATCGCGTTCTATCTCGGCATACCCGTTCCCATACCCAACGGCGGCAATCATCATGGCGCGTTTGGCCGCCTGCGCCGTCATCTCAGGGTTTGGCCTGGTGTTCAGAACATACTGCAGGTTATCGTCAGGTATAGCCGTCTTCTTGTCGTCTCCACGCACCCCTTGATATACGTTCCAGTCAGATGAAGCTAGGCTGGATGCAACCACATCGATACATGCCCAAACCGCTGCTGACATGAACGCCCGCTCATGCGTAACATGGACGCCAGCACTATTCTCCCCATGAGGGAAGAAAAAATACGAGCCTCTTTGTGGATTTGCGGGCTTAACACGCAAAGCATTCCACAGGGCGCCAAATGGATTCTTTACCACGTAATGTGGGTTTCTTCTAAAGGTTTCGCTTCCAACGTCGCGCCAATCGCCATCGTCAAAGCAACCATTCCGTCAATTCGTCCAGTTGCCTTCATCTTGGTAAATTTCCTATTGCCAGCGGGATCACTCACAACCGTTGCATTAGCTGCGCACATGGTCAGAACAGGATGCATACCGTGCTCCAGTTTGTTCGCAAGTAGCATGGATTCCAGTTCACGGATTGCCGGAGACATGCTAGCGTAGCCTTGACCGAACTCCACAAACCGCTCCAACTCGCTCTCTGAAAATCCAACTTCAACAAGCCACGGTTTTAAGAAACGCATGTTGTAACGATCAAAAGCAATCGCCTTCACATCGCAGCGATCGAAGAGTTTTCTCAGATAGTCCGCAACGAATTCATATTCAATCGCACGGCCTGGGGTAGTCTCCAAATATCCTTGCTGGGCCCAGAGATCATAGGAGACGCGATCAGTCCGAGACTTCTGCTCCAATCCTTCACTAGGCAGCCAGAAAGTAGGCTTGACGTGCCATCTCTCGCCGACGATCCCAACCTTGCTTATTAAGACCAGAGCGGTTAAATCGGATACGCTCGACAGGTCGAGTCCGCCGTATACTTCCAGTCCTTCAAAATCTTCTGCCGGCATCCCGGCGTTGTCTTCCCACAGCTTACGCGGAATTAATGGATTCTTTGCCTCGACACGTTGATTCAGGATCAGGTTACGGTAAGCTGCCTCTCGAGACGGCAGGCGCTTTGCCTCATCAGCTTGGCGTCGCACCTCATCCTTATTCATGAAGATGTCGTAATGCGGGTTAGCCGCACGTATCGCCTCTTCACTGAACGGGTCCACGTTCATCGGCGCTGAGTGAATCCGGACCTTTACCCGCGGATCGGCACCGGACAAGGCGTCGTCTATCAGCATGCTCAGAAGATCGGCATCAGTAGCCGCCTGAGTGCTGATGATGACGCTTAACGGTTCCTCTTGAGCCGCCGCGGCAGTCTCTAGCGCCTCGTAAAGCTCTGACCTGTTACCTTTAACCTGCCCTAGTTCGTCATGGACCGTAAAAGCAGGGCTCAATCCATACGCCGTGGAAGCATCCGCAGACAGCGCACGGTACAGAGTCCCGAGTTCAGGACAAGCGAGTTGCTTCGCCGTATCCCGTATTACGATGTACTGAGACAGATCGGGCGACATCCGGACAATCTTTGCCGCCAGCGCAAATAATAAAGCCGCTTGATCGCGGCTCTGGGCATCACTATAAAGTTGAGAATTTCGTCGGGCTTCGGGACCGCATAGATGAAGCAGCAGCAGGAAGGAAGCAAATGCAGTCTTCGCGTTCTTCCGGCCCATCGTGAGGATAAACACGCGAGTCGGAGAATCGTATATCTCCCGCACCCACTCTTTCTGCTCTTTGGTGAGTTTGAGCGCTTGTCCTACTAATTTCCCTTCCGGAATCTTGCAATGTCGCTCCAACCAAGCAATGTTGCGCGCTGAACGTTTTAATCCCATGGCCTAGAGGGCAACGGTCCGCTTTTCTCTGAGGCGGTTTTAGGCTGCCAGCGAGATTGTTGTGTCAAACGCAACTTAGTTGCAAACGACTGTATCAGTCTGGCCTGGCGCTCTTGCATGGAGTAAAGCTTATCCACGTCCTTAAGTTCCATTTCTTTCCCTGCCTCTACGGCCTCTACCTGCAGCGAGATGATTTCGTGCGAAGCGATCGCCTTCACGTAGCCAACCAGCAAAGCGCCGTTATCAGGAGTAAACCAGCCTGCCGTTTTCGAATCTACGATCTCTTTCCACAACTCAGATTGCCTAACTGTGAGCGAATCTGGAGCCTGGAGCCTTAAATCCTTTTTGGGTGACGCCGGAACAACTGAAAGGCTGGCTGATGATTTTCTACCTGCCATATTTACCTAAAATTGATTACATTTATGAAAGAAAGACCATCAGCGCGGTCTGGAAAGTAAAAGCTGCCGGGATTTTTACTAGCCCTCCCCTTCGTTCAGCATGGGAGAAGCAGTTGACCAAGAGGCCTGTTCCCTTTTTCTGAATTACATGATCGACACACGCACTGAACGTTATGTTGTGTATGCGACCCACCTTGTGACAAAGGAATGATGTGATCTATCTCGGGTGAATTAGGCAAATGCTTCCCTCTTAATCTTTCAGGCGTCTTGATGCCACATAGCTGACATCTCCACTTATCCCGTTCAAGTATCTTTATTTCGTTGAAGCGAGTTACCTCTACTCCATAGAACTCGGCTCTCTCGGTATTGCGTCTTCCTGTCTTTCCATGCTTGCGGGAGCATTTAACTGAGCAGCATTCCGCACCATGAATCGGTTTGAACAGCGCATTGCATTGCTTGCAATTCTTGAGCGGCCTTGACTCAACTTCTTTCTCGTACCATTCGCGGTACGATTGCATCGCTTTCTCATTCCCACATTCAGAGGAACAAGTCGCTCTGGTTCTCTTTGCCGCCCATTCCTTCGCACACACAACACAAAGGTTGAATACAATCTTGGTAAACGGGGCCTGCGCCAATAACGCTTTCATTGCATAAGCGCATTCCCTCGAACAGAACTTAATGCCTTCATTCAGATGCCGGCGCTTACTTACATACTCCTTCTTGCAGTGAAGGCAGGTATGCGTCCTCTTTGCCCTGATCTCTGCGTAGTATTGCTCTTTACTCTTTCCTGCTCGAACGGTAGGCAGGAGCGGATTAACCTGTGCTTTTAATGGCTCAGTCAATACCGCTTTCCTTATTCGCAAAAAGAAAAAGCCGGATAAGAGCGCTTGCTCCTACCGGCTTCTATTTGATATTTGAATTTATATCGGGATAATTACAGGGATTACTAACCACAGGAGAAAACAGATGCGAGAATTACATTATTGCCTTATGTCTCAAGACAACAAATCTCTCTTGGGGCACGTCATACTTTGCGCCACAATGGATAGTCCTGAATTAAGTTCAGTAGTGGCAGAACAATTGTTCTCAGATTATCCGTGGGCGGCAAATGACGGCTACGTTATTCGTGTTGGCTGGACTGAACCGCACTAAGCTAGTCATCCCACGTATCGCTCATGTTCTATTCCAATGATGATTAGGATCAACCGGCCTGCCTGACACATCGCATCCCGCTACACGACCTGACTTCTCCAGTCTCTGCTTATATGAGTTGTGACAATGAGCGCACAAAGCAGCATGATTCGACTTATCCCAGAACTTTTCTTGATCGCCTCGATGCGGCTTAACGTGGTCTACTATTGAGGCCAGCTTGCCGCACTTGGTGCAGTATGGATGCTTAAGTAAATATCCTGCTCGGTACTTCTGCCATGCTGAACCATATCCGCGTTGCGCTGATGTGGGTCTAGCCATACGATAGGCAATAAAAAACCCGCTCAGTGGCGGGTCGTGAATATTTCTCGATGGTAAGTTTTGATGGTGAGTTATTGTCCCCGAATTGTCAAGAGGCAATGCGCAACAATTCAACAGCTTCCATTTCCCTCCAGAGAACATTCATCACATGGGAATTCAGAGAATCTAAAGCATCATATCCTTTGTTTCGCGACGCGACAGCATTGGGATATCTTGCCTTCAATTCCTTCTTCAGTTCAGTTAATACCAATTTGTCGCCGCAATAGCCTCGGATGATCTGCTCAATCGCTCGGCGGCTGTGGAACCCTGTACCGAACTGGCCAGCAAGATAACGTGCAAGAGCATCCATGCCAGACAAATCCTTTCCAAACTGTACCTTGACATAGGCCATATGCAGCGAACTCAGCACGCGCTCACACAGCGACATGATCAGCGCTGCCTGGGCATGCCTGTCTTGTGGGGTCATCTCACCATGTCCCGACGGTCCGCGCATCTTGTTGATAGACGACACCTTGACGATAGGTTCATTAATCACCTGAAACGCCCATCTCAGCGCATGGCCCGGATTACGAAACTGCATTAACTTTCTCCTTCTTATGGCGCTCCGCTGCCTGCACGCACACTGCACATCTCTCCGCGTATGGCCTATGCTTCAGCCCAAGATATACTTTCTTCCAGCCATCAGGGTATAGCCGCTCCTTGCCGCAGTTCATGCAGACGCGTTTAAGTGTCACTTTCTTGCGCTCTCCGTTTAACGCTTTCCCACTGCGCAATCATGTAATCCGCCAACTCAATCACATGCTCTTTCTTTAGGTTGTCTCGATAGGGATCAGGTGAATGGATCATGAAGTCGTATCCTCCATATATACCTCCTGACTCGTCAACGCTGATCAGGCCAGCGTGAGCATATATCTCCGTGCCATCAGAAAAATAAACACGGCTTCCTTCAAATTTCATTTGCTGCCTCCATTCCTCTTTACATTCTTCACCAACGCTTTCACCCTTCGCCTGTTCTGCTTCAGTGTGATCTCGAAATGCTTCTGCTTTCCTGCTTCGATGCGCCGTGTTTCTGAGATGAGCGAGTCACATATGTCCTCGGGATTACGATACTTCCATGATTCCAGCGCGCCGCTCTTCATTCCACGTCCCATGAGACATTAGGAAGGTATGAGAGAGTGATAGCCACTTTCTTTCTCTGTAAAGTGCGGCATAACGTACTGCCAGTTTCAGAAATGGATATCTGGATAGAGTCGATTGCTGCGCTCTGGTCTTTCTCAAGCTGCGCCAGTATCTTTGTAATCTGCTTCTCGGCTTCAGATTGCGTCATCACTTCACCACCTTAATCAATCCATTGACCCACAACCAGTTCTGGGTTTTCGCATACGCTCTCAGCCATGCAAAGAACTTCTCTTCCCGTTCCATCTTATCCAGCAACATATGAGCTTCATGGCACATCGAGGCAAAGGCAAAGTCGTTCGATTTGTGTCCATGACCTCTTCCGAAAATATGACTGTCGCTATGGGCTGGTTCGCACCCTAGATACTCTCCGCATTGATGAGCGTAATCGGCAAAGCAGGGAGCCTCATGGGCAAGGTCCAGTAATTTGCGGGAGCGGTAGGTCATCAGTAAAGGTTCTCGCTGAACAATACCCCATCATCTCCGCCGCAACGGTACTTAATCTGTCCAGCCGCCTTTGCTACTACATACGCCTCTTCCCGAGTCATGAATACACCGAACTGGTCGATAAATCCTTGCTCCTCTGTCCCGTCGGACGAATTGCCTTCATCCAACATCATTAGGTCTGACATAGACCTATCTAAATGCCGCGGACCGAGATACAAAATCCCATTCAATTTAACGGCAGCACAAACAACTACTCGTGGTTTCATTTCTCACTCCATTTCACGTCATGATCTGCCCCGAAGGCATAAATTAATTCGCACATATCCGACATTTCGCGCTTTGTCATTTGGCTGGTGCGCGCGCCGATTACAACGAAGCCACCATCCACGCCAGGAACCACCTTCTGCGCCTTCAGGCTGGCGCTAAGCACGTCTTTCCATTCCTCTGCTGTGAGCCGGTTGCCATGCCAGTTCACTTGTTTGGATAGATCACCCAGCAAGGCCCACATCAAAGCATTCTGCTCAAGCGTGCGCGTCTTTTGTTTTATCTGGCATACATAGTCATCCGGCGCCTCATCAATGCACTGGTGAGCGTATTGACGCTGTACGGGGCCTATCAGGAAGATGGTTTTCTTGTCGGTCATGCGCGCTTAATCTCTTCAATACGAGCGTGTACTGCACATTCTTTTGCGTTCAGGTATTCATTCATGAGGTCTGAATCCATTGCCAGCCGGTTCCACAAAGCTCTTTGATTGATGCCCATAGATACGCACATTTCTCGTGTTGATTTTCCTGCCTTAATCCCATTGATTAGAGCCTCGATAATTTCAGGATTCATCCGAATACCTCCTCTGCCCAGCCTCCCCCATCCTTCTTTGCGCGCGCCTTAATCGCCACGAATTTGAACGGGTACATGTCAGCGGCCACCTTGATTTTCACCCGGGCGTCATCCGTCCAGAATCCCTTGGTTTCGTGAATCTCCATCTGCCCATCCTGGCGCATCAAGGCGAAGTCGGGCGTGTAGAAAGTGTTATCCGCCAGCCTGAACTTCATTCCTTCGAACTTGTACCAGAGCAATTCGCCTGCCATCAGGAGAGTTTTAAGGTATGCGTCATAAGCGGCCTCTGTTTTATTCATCTCGCCAGACTTGAGGCGGCCAAGCGCGTACATCTGCCTTCTCATACCGTCACTTCCCTTTCCGTCTCATTCGTTTCTTGTAGATCGCTTGGGCGGATGGGGAGGAGCCATGAGTCTGGACAGAACCAGAAATCACACAACAAGGGCAGAGGGAATGACGTTTCTATCTTCCATTCATGTCCATACTCCGGTGTGAATCTGTAATAGTCCGTCACTGTAACCACATGGCCGACGCGTCTTCCACGAACAATAATCGCCAAATCTCCCTTCCGACACCTAAGACTCATCGCTTCGCCTCCTCACATTTCCTATTTGCTTTCCTTTGAATTGCGACGACTTTTCTCGCCTCTCCTACCAACTTGGTAGAGCGGTCAACAGTAGCGACGGCTTTTTCCATATCCTTGGCGCAACGGTCATTTGCAGCCGATAGCATGGCGTTGTCTGATTTCAGCCTCTCCAAATGAGAAGCTAAGCGCCAGTCTCCCAGAGCAAAGCCGCCACCGAAGGAAAAGGCGGCAACAATTCCAATCAGCATCGCCGTTATTGCAGGGCTCCAGATCATTTCCTCATCCTTATAGCGCTCGCAATTCCATTCAGTGCATAGGCACATGCAAACAATCCCCAGCCGATAAACATCAAAGCGCCACTGAGCAATATCGCCTCCCCCATCACTTCACCTCCCCTTTCTTCAATCGAAACATGGTGCACCTCAAGCCCCAGATTTCTCCAAGCTCACACTTCTTCTCGCCACGCACATCGAATTCATGGATACAGCCGGAGCAGGAAAGGATGGGACGGGGGATTACTAGGAAGCTCTTCACTGCGAATCCTCATCGTGGTCGAATGCCCTGCTTCCCGCCTTTTTGATGTAGAGGCGCCACTTGTCGAGAGACATAGGAAAAGGAAACTCCCCTGCTTCCATTCGCGCTAGATCATGGCTTCCGATTGCGATCTCCGCAGCTGCTTCTGCATATGTCCATCCGGCCAACTCACGCACGATCTGCAGATTACGCGGCGTCTGTGCCATGTTCAGATCGAGGAAACAAGGATGACCAGAGGTGTAGCCCATTAGGCTCTCCTCGCGTCAATTTCTTTTGCCAACATGGCGTAGCACTCTTGCGCCGCCTCAAAATCTGCCCTGGCTTTAGCCTTCATTTCTTCCACCTCTTCCGGTGTGCAGTTGTGGTATCTGCATACCTTGTCGAAATCTGCCGCGAATTTTTTTGATACTTTTATCTGTTCCATACCTCTTCTCTCTTCGATGAACCCTCTTTATGCCTGGTCCTCGCTTTTGGTGAGCAAAGACGCAGCCATCCTAGGAAAACTGTGCCTTTACATGATTCGCTTTATGGAGCCGCATCATGACGCGTCAGCCGTTCGGTCTAGGGCGCTAACTTCGCCACCCTTGTTCGCATCTCAGACCTTTCCCACAGTGCGACTTTCCCTGTATCCCTGCCGGCGAGTCCCCGACAAATACAGCGGCTGATTTACCCTACAGCGCGGGCCTTCCTCAATTCCATAACCGCCTTGCAGACGGCCATCAATCCCTCCGATGAGTGAACATCATTCCAATCCTCGCCGACCGCGTCAGGCATGAGCCAAGGCAACCCCGTTGCCGCTGCGGCCTGCTCCCCGGTCTTTGATCTATCGTTATCCGCCATCACGAAATGCCCATGAGCCTTTGCCACATGGACCATGTTCGAAGCTGAAAAACAGCATATGACCGAAGCATTGAGACGCAGCCGCTTAACCGCGGCATGCACTGACAACCCGGTTGCATATCCCTCGCATAAAATCGCTTCTGAGCCCGTTCCTATGCGATACACCGCCTCTTTGGCTTTCATGCCAGGGAGAAATTTCTTCTCAAATTTCTCTGTCTCCTGATTCCATTTAATAGCCTGCAGGCCGACCAATTTATTGCTCCCGCAATCGCGCATCGGTATCAGCAATGCCCCATCAGGAGCGACCATTCCGCGCACGTCAGCAAGCTGTTTCGACTTGAAATAAGCATGGGCATCAATGGCGCATTCAGAGAGCATCTGAGCCGCTTTTTCGGCTGCTGCTTCATATCCCTGCATCCGTACTTTCTCTGCCGTTCGCTTCCTGTTTGCCCACTCGCGTTTCTCGGCATCGGTCCACGGCTTTGAATCCTTGTCCTGCCACCACTGCACCGCCTCGCCTGTTGACCAGTCCTGACACCAGCCACGGTCACCAGTGAACAGGTACGCCCCGTTCTTGTAATGCGGATGCTTTTCTGTAGGGCAGCGCCGTATCCGATTACTTGGATGCAGATCGCGTATCAGGAGGCCGTGAGCGCGGGCAAATTGAGCGAAGTTCATGCCGCCTTCGCCTTCGCATAAGCGATGCGCTTCTGCATAATGTGATTCATGGTGGAGCGCAGGATTGGCACGTTCGGCTGTTCGTCGAAACGCCACTGTGTGGCAGGCTTGCAGCCAGCCAATTCCTGGAAGAGATACCACGCTCTTGCAGAGGCAGTTTCTGGCTTGCCGTGCGATCTGGTATAGGTGCAAAGCTGTTCCCACAAATGCCGCTTGTCGTCGGCCAGCTTGGCCTTGCCAATCCTGATTTCCGCCAACTCACCGGGGACATGCTCGACCATGCTGGATTTCTTGCGCTCATGCCCGCAGGCTATGCAGCGCTTTCCACATGGAGAAAAACCACATGCCGGGCACTTGCTCGGTTCTTTCTCTTCGTCGTCGCGCCTGATAGCTGCATCGAGCTTCTCGCCCATGTCGAGGGCATCAAGGCCATTGAAAAAGATGTCGGAAAAGTCATCAGCAAACCGAATTATGTTTCCGCTGAAATCGAGCAGAATGCAGTCTTCCTTGCCGGTATCGGGAGAAGACCTTAGGCCCCGCCCCCACATCTGGATAGCCGTGGAAAGCGATTTTCTGAGAGGCCGGCAATCACAAACACAGCCCACGTCCTGCACATCGAAACCCTTTGCCAGTGCCTCAACTGATATCAGCACACGCAGCGCGCCGTCGCGTTTTGAGTATTCATCGAGCAGCGCCTTGCGCTCTCCAGCATCTGTATCGGATGTGAACGTAGCGGCCATGATCCCGGCTTCATTGAACTGCCTGCACATTTCTTCGCAGTGCGCGATGGTTGCGCCGAAGACGATGGTCTTACGTCCTTCAGCATGTTTCTGCCATTCGGTTACGACGTCGCCGATGATCTCCATGCCGCGCTCGGCTGCTGCTTTGTCGGTCCATTCGCCGCCCGAAGTCTCGGCGCCGCGCATGTCAATCTTCGTGCATGAGAAAATGCGCATCGGCACCAGCACGCCTGATTGAGTCAGGTCATGCATCGTTGCCGCGTTAACGAGATTGGTGAAGATGCGCCCCAACCCCTTTGAAAATGGGGTAGCAGAAAGGCCTATGACGTTGGCCCGGCAGGATTGAACGTGATCCGTCCAGGCCTTGTATTGCGTGTGAGATTCGTCAACCACAATGACATCAACATCCGGCCATGAACGGCGGGCGAGTGTTTGAACACTGGCTATCTGGAACGGGAGCCGGGTATCGACTCGCCAATGGTTCGATTGAATGACGCCATGGGCACTCAGGCCGTACTTGTCAGCAACTTCTGAGGTTTGATTGATGAGCGTCGATCTATCGCAAACGAACATTGCCCGCTTGTCTCGCAACAACGCTTCGTGGATGATCCGCATGCCGAGATAGGTTTTCCCGGCACCAGTAGGAGCCATGACCTGCTGGCACCTATGCCCTGCCCTAGCTCCCTGGCGCAGCTTGTCGTGCGCATCGTCCTGAAACGGACGCGGGTCCGGGAAGGTGGCTGAGTTGTAGTTGGCGTCGTGGCCTATCAGATCGGGCTGCATCAGAAGTCAACCAGCCCCGCTTCTTTGGTTTCTCGCTCCAGCTTCTCAAATCTGTTCTTCCAGCTTCGAGCAAGCCGCTTCGCCTCGTTGCATTCGTTCATCATTCCCCGGTTACGCTCTTCGAGGACAGTGACCAGAGCGTTGAGACGGCGAATCTCTTTTACAGCTTCATCCAGTTGGTCATTGGCCTCGAATACCTTCGCCATGGACTGGTTGTCTTTGTTGGCTTCCTCCAGCAAGCGTACTGTTTCGTCTAGCTCTTCTTTCGGGTAGAGAATCATGCCTTCCGGGATAGTTGGAGCTGGATCCGATTTCGCGGTCTTCTTTGGGGAGGATGGAGGGGATACGGATAGAACTGCTTTTGGAAGGCTGATCTCGCCATGCGCAACTTGCTTTGCCAGTTCAGGATCAGCCTTCGCCACCTTGTCTGCCATTTTTTGAGTTCGGACGCTAGCGCCAGATTGAGCGGCCCGATCTGCTACTGTGTCCAATGGTGCAACGTTGCACCTTTGCTGAGATGGCGCAAATAAAGGGTTTCCGATGGGTTGAGCTTTTGCCCAATCCTGAGCACTAGCCACGATTGCCGCCTGTTGCCCGGGCGACATATGGCGCCGGTGCAAGTTCGCCGACAGGACGAATGAAACAAGATTTGAGCCGTCAAACTCGATGAATTCAGGCTCTACGCCAGCATCGAGGCAAGCGCGGTATCTGTTTCCGCCATCCAGAATCATCCCTTGATGCAATACGATAGGATTTCTCAGACCGTTTGCTTTGATGTCATCGCTTAACGACCTGAACTCAGATCCATCCAGCCGAGGGAACAGAGTGCAAAGCGGATGCAATTCAAATTTCATTTGCCATTTCCTTTATTAAGTCGCCCTGGATGAGAAGCAGATGCTTCATACGCTCGCTGATTTGCACGGCAATCTTTAGCGCGTCCTCTACTGCATTCAGGTCTTGTTTGTAGTTGGCGATTTCCAAGTGATCCTTGAGGCGCTCATTCCATCCCTTCAATTCGCCCATCGTGTTGCACTCAGAGATATCTAACCGAACCTCATCGTATTTGAGCAGCCGACTCATCCCGCCCTCGCCACTTTCCGCCTGTCCACTTCCATTCCCTCGATGCGGTTGACCATTTCAAGTACCGCGGCGAGGTGCTCATTTGATTCCTTCTTGATGCGCTCCGATTCGATAGGGTCTATCACGCCGTCTGATAAAGCCCTCTGAATCGATACCAACCAGTCAGCCTTTTCCTTTTCCAGCGTGATGATCAGGTCAAGCAACTCCATGTCGGATGCGCCCTGGTGCTTGCTGATAGGGATGCAAATGAGGTTCCGTTCACCAGCAATGTGCTTGGCTATCTCATCCGATCCCGTGAAGCCCTGAATCTCGATCAACTCAGCCACGGTCAAATGGTGAGTGTCATTGTTCGGGTTGACCTTGTTTTGCAACACGTGCTTGCTCATTCCCATACGCGCGGCGAGTGCCGGCACACCGCCGGGATACGCATGGACAACCCTGTAAATCACATCCTTGATGCACATGTCGTTACTCCGTCCAAAACGACGTTTTTGTTTGAAGAGAAGAGGCGCATGATTCGATCATGCGATTTCACAAAACTACTGCCGAGAATAAAAAACCCTCCACTGAAGGGAGGGAAATCTGCCCGGGAAAAAGGGGAGCGAAACCGGGCAGCACATGAAGAAGGAAGGAGACTCACGCAGCCTCCTTGGATTTGGGGGAGAAGATGTCGGGGCGGATTACTTTGAGATACATGAGGCGGGCATCAGGAATGCCGTCTTCTCTCCAACCGGAAACTGAAGGCGGCTTAACGTTGCAGATACGCGCGACCTCGTTAGTTCCACCGAGGGAATCGATGATGTGATTTGCAAATTGTCTCTTGTCCATAGGCTCTATTATAAGGCATACCTAACACTGTATGTCAAGGCATACCTAATAAAAATAAGAATATGATTGCTGAGATGAGAACCTGGAATGAAAGGCTTGCCTACGCTGTGGATCAGCGCAAAGAAACTCAGGCCAACCTGGCCAGAGCGACTGGAGCCAAGCCACCTTCTGTAAAAGAATGGCTCGACGGGATTACGAAAAATATCGGGGCAGAGAACGCGGCAAAAGCATGTTCATTCCTGCGAATAAACATCGACTGGTTGTTATTCGGGAAACCACCAAGCGGTTTGGAGGAAAATGCCAGCGCCCATGTTTGGTTAACTGGTGACGAGTTATCGTGTTTGAAAATGTTCAATGAAATGGAAGAAGATGCCAGAAAACACTGGATTTCAATTGGCGCCTCATTGCCAAAAGCGCAGAAAGAGAAAATCCCTACTCCCAAAGTAGTTGATGAGCCACAAGCTAAGACCATACAATCAAAGCCGAGACGCTTGGGAGACGCCGGGAAGCATAGAGAAAATACGCATAGCCCCAACAAAGAAATAGAGAGACGGAAACAGGAAATCCAGGTAATCCACGAGCGTCGCAAAAGACCGTGGGATTACGGAAAACAAGGAGACGAATAAATGGACCGCCCTTTCGGACTTGTTCCAGACACGATATCCCATGACACCGTAGAGGCGCTTCAGACGCTACTTAAGGACGCTCAGCGCGGCGAAATTATAGGGGTGGCGTTCGCTGTGATGTATAAGGGAAGGGACTACATCGTGAACACGGCTGGAGAGGCCCACCGGAGTCCCACATTCGCGCGCGGCATGGTCCAGGCGCTGGATGACCACCTGATGCATAAGGTGCATGGATGAGCACAGCCATCTATAAAACAACCGTCAGCATAACGACTGAGAAATGGGCAGAGGTCCCTTGGCCTGAAGATGTTCCCCTGCCCTCCGCTGGCGACAAAGCGCTGCTTCAATATAATAGTGAAACGATAGCGTTTATTGTCGAGCGTAAATTATTCTCAATCGGAACTGACCCAAGGTCCGGCGAACGGATAGCTGCGATTACGATTTACGGAAAACTTCCTCCGGAAATTCCTTAAGCGTAGTGGGTCTAAAACACTGATCGCTGTCGATTACCGTTGCCCCAGGCAAGGGCTTCGGGGCACTGCTCATGATAAATATCGGATAATCATCTGGGCGCGGCTTCATGCGAACTATCACGCCATCTCCGTCCTTCTCCAGCTTCATTTCCATAAAACTCTCCTTTAAGTAACCGCCCTCAACCGAGGGCTTTTTTTCGTCCATCGAAAGCGTAGTGTAGCAGAAAATATTAGGTATGCCTCATAATAATGCTTGACAGAGTGTTAGGTATACCTTATGCTTCTCCCATGCCCTATCGGCACGAACAAAGGAAATGCCCGCACGTGAGACGTGAGACGCAGTGGGGTGATGCAGCAAAGAATCTCCGTCGTCGCGCCGACGCTAAACAGGCCGTAGCAGCAAAAGAAGACTGGAAGCTTCGATGCCTTGAGAAAGCTGACAAGCCGGGAAAGACCGGCACCGAATAACAGGAGGAACCATGGAACTTCTCTATTTCATTTTCTGGATTCTGATCGGCCTGATGATAGGCCCGATATTTCATGCTGGGAGCAAGTGATGGGTGAGCGGGAGAAGTTTGAGAAGTGGGCCAAGCCCGACGATTTCGATGTAACAAAGTTAGACGGCCAATATTACTCATCGAGGACTACAGCAGCATGGGACGCATGGCAAGCCGCCCTATCAACCCGCAAAGCCTACGGTTACGGGATAGTGGATAAGGATGGAAGAGTTGTAATTGGCACCTCTGTTCAGATACATGCTACGAAGTATCAAATGGAAGGGATTGCCGCTACATGGAGCGAGAGAGACGGCTCATCCTACCGTGTCTGTGAAATCTTCTACGAGGATCAATCATGAGTCATACGGAAGGGAAGATATACATTGATCCAACATTTCCATGTTTCCTCCATGACGAAGAGGGGTTTCATTTTGCAGACCTACATGCCGCAAATAACTCCCCTGAGGTAAACGAGGCAAACGCTCTGCGCATGGAAAGGTGCTGGAATGAGCATGATGATCTGGTTAAAGAGCGGGATGAGTTGGTGAGGGTATTGCGTGATTTCTTTCTGAACGGATATTCGGCGGGCAGAATCGAGAAGATCGGCGATCTTCTTTCTAAATACCCGGAGGCATCATGAGTTCCATGCATAACGTTACAGCAGCTTATGCCCGCATTTTCGGCGAACGCAGCGACGAGTCTTTCCACGCTCTCGAAAAATTCTCCCTCGTGGAGCGACGCCCTGCCCCGCTGAACCTTACCGACACCGAGATACTGGATTTCGTGCAGGAATACTGTGAGCTGGTTTCGTACGTGCGGCCCACCGATCAATACCGTGGCGGCTACACGCTGGACGTAGACGGGATTACTCCCACACGCGGCGACACACTGAGGGAAGCAGCGAGTTTGGCTAAGGCTAAATTTGACGAGGCGAACCGATGAGCTCCTACCAAGAACGCATTGACGCGGCAATTGATCTTCGCGCAGCGCTGGCAAAGCGCGAGATAAGGGTAATGGCCACGGCTGCAAGGGAATATATCGACGCATCAGTCGAGCGATACAACCGCAGCGCGGGGCAATCCAGGCGGCAGTGGAATATCAAACGGAGAAAAGCATGAGTGAATTGGCAGTAGTGAAGAAGCAAAGCCTTGTCGCAAAGATGGCGGAGCGCTTCGGGGTGGACCCGGACAAGATGATGAACGCCCTGAAAGAGACTGCGTTCAAGGTAAAGGATAAACAGGTCTCAAACGAACAAATGATGGCTCTGCTCGTGGTCTCCGATCAGTACGGCCTGAACCCTTGGACGAAAGAGATATACGCCTATCCGGATAAGGGAGGCATCGTGCCGGTTGTGGGCGTCGACGGATGGTCCCGCATCATCAATGAAAATTCCATGCTGGACGGGATCGACTTTCGGTTTAGCGATGAGACCGTCGATCACAAGGGCATCAAATGCCATGAGTGGGTCGAGTGCGTGATTTACCGCAAGGACCGGCAACATCCTACAGTCGTTCGCGAATACTTCTCAGAGGTGGTCAGGAAGCTCAACTACCCCACTCCTTGGGATACCCATCCTAACCGGATGCACCGCCACAAGGCCCTTATACAGTGCGCGCGTATTGCCTTTGGCTTTGTCGGAATCTATGACCAAGACGAAGCCGAGCGGATCATCGAGAAAGACGTGACGCCGGTCAAGGAATCGTTCAAATCTATTGGTCATGCTGACCTGGATTCGCTCTCAGATGACGACACGTCCTTCGTGAATGAAAGGACTGGCGAATTCATACGCTTGTATGACCTTCCGGATATGCCGAGCGCGAATGAAATCTACGACGAGATGATGGGCAGCGATCCCGAGCTAGCCAGCAGCTTCAAGTATCTCATCGGCAAAGAGCGCATGTCGGTGCTCCGGAAGTATCGCAGTGCAGCCAAACGTGAAGGACAAATCGCCGCGCTTATGGCGCCAAGGTCTGAGGCAGAGCCGGCATGAACGACCTTAAGGACTTTGGCGGTCGCTCAGACTCATGGGCATGGCCCTGCATCTTCAAGATCATTCTCTTGGTCGCCGTGATCGGCTACCTCGGAGAGAAGGATCACCAGCAGCAGAAGCAGATAACGAAACTAACCGCAACTTGTGAGAGACAACAATGAATCCTTTTGAGCCACAGCAATATTTTCCGCGTGATTCTCGGCATGCGTTCGGTCACCGCTTCCAAGTCGATCCTCCAGTCGCCAGCGTACGCCCTTACATCTATGCCGGCCTGATTATCCTGGCCCTGATCGCAGCGGTGATGCTGTAATGGGGCGCGAGTGGACTAGGGAAGAAGAGGATTTTATGGTTAAAGAGTATCCAGAGCGGTCTTACGCTGAAATCGGAAAAATTCTTGACCGAACGCGAGCAGCAGTAAAGAACAAGCATCAAAGCCTGAGATATGCAGGCACTCTCAGACCTGTGCAGCAAGAGCATGATATGAAGCAAACTATGGCTATCAGACCACTCTACGCTAACGAAGAAATACCGCCCATGCCTGGTCTTCTAGACCATCTTATGAGTATGGCAGGAAGCATGGACTCCCAGATCGTCATGCCGAATGCGAATCACCGTAACCGCGTTGCCAGACTCGAAACGCTGAAGCCCAAGATCGTGGAAATGCTCGGCAAGAAAATGAAATATGCCGACATTGCCAAGGAAATCGGCATGAACTACTACACCGTTTTCGAGTATGTCAAAACGATAAGAGCCGCGGCGTGACCTACCGTGACGACAGCGCAGACGTGACACTGGACAATGCAAATGAGGGGATTATGAGTATTGAGTTTTTGGCGTGGGCAGAGTGCGCTACCTTTCATTCCGGTCACGATGTCAATACGCCGGAAGCGTTTGCGGCCTGGAACGCCCGCCAGCCCGAGATTGATGCGCTTAAGCGTGGAGGCTCTCTTCGTGAAGTCACTTATTTGAAGACTGAAATACAGCTTATGGTTGAGCAACGGGAAAAGCTGTGGCGAGAAATTGACGCGCTCAAGGCCGAAAACGAGCGGCTGCGGCGGGCGGCGGAGGAGTTCATAAGCTGGTTTGATGGAGAAGAGTATTTAGACGAGATTGCCTATCAGGTTGACAGCCTCCGCGCCGCATTGGAGAAGAAATGAAAGTATGGATGTGGCAGAGGCTTTGCAAGATCACAGGTCAATCGCATGTAGAGCCTATAGTGATGGCGTTAGAAGATGATGAATGGCTACAGTCTTCCCATGAAGAAATGGCGGAGGAAAATTTGATCTGGCTCTGCCCTAAGCCTAATCTCGTGCTAGTGGATAGGAAACATTTAGGGGGTATGGAATGAAGGTAGCTGATCTGAGTGGCGCAAAGCTGAATTTTTGGGTAGCTAAGGCTAATGGACTAAAGGCAGTTATAGAAGAGATAGGCGGAGTTGATTACTGCTTGGAGGGTGATAGATGCAGAATGGGATATAACCCCTCTTCCGATTGGTTCCAAGGCGGACCAATTATCGAGCGCGAGGATATCAGATGGCAACCTACGCCGCTTCATAAGGAGGCTTATTATTGCTGGAAAAATTGGGAGAACGTTAACGAAGAACCGTTGTGCGGCGAACACGGCAGCACGTTACTTGAAGCCGCCATGCGTTGCTACGTTGCTTCCAAATTCGGGGAAGAGGTGCAGGATGTTCCTCCCACCTGAAGAGATATGATTGGCTACTTCACAATCCGGAAATTTGCTGAGCTAAGCGGCTATAGCGAAGAAGCTGTACGTGCTAAGATAAAAGACGGCACCTGGATGGAAGGACGTGTCTTTCGTAAGGCTCCAGATGGCCGGATATTAATCTCTGCAGAAGGTTACGAATCATGGGTAGAAACGGGTCTGGGGTCCGTGAGGTCTCAAAGACATCATACGAAATCTCCTTTACCTATAAAGGGATTGCATGCAGGGAAAGGATCAAGCTCAAGCCCTCCACCGCTAACCGGAAACGCGTAGAGAATCATCTAGGAGCGATCAAGGACGCTATTGATCGCGGCATATTCAGCTACAGTGACACATTCCCCACATCTCCCCGCCGCCTACTCTTCATAGAGTCAAAGGGTGAAGCTCTAACGCTTCAATCCTACCTAGACTCCTGGCACGAAGCACAAAAGCCGCATCTTAAAGAAAGTACCTGGGACGATTACCGCAAAACGATCAAGCGGATTAATCACGTTCTAGGGAAGACAATTCTTTCAGAATTGAAGCGCTCCCATGTAAAAGACTTTTTGAGAGACATGGAGGTTAGCAATAAGACGCTATCCAATATCCAAAGCCCATTAAGAAAAGCATTACAGGATGCAGTAGAGGATGAGGTAATACAATCCAATCCATTATACGACTGGACGTACTCCCGCCAGGAAGCCCCGAAAACTACTGATGACGTGGACCCGTTTACAGCGAAGGAACAGGCTGCGATTCTTGCTGAAATGACAGGACAAGGAAAGAACCTGTTTCAGTTTGCATTCTGGACCGGAATGCGAACATCAGAGCTTGTTGCTCTGGATTGGGAGGATATAGATTGGCAGAGGAAAATAGCTTACGTGAGGAAGGCCAAGACTCAGGGATCAAAGAAGATCGAGAAGACCAAGACGGAATCCTCTACCAGAGAAGTGAAGCTACTTGAACCGGCCTATCGCGCACTCACGGCACAAAAGGAACATACCCTGCTTGCCGGTAAAGAAGTGTTCCAGAATCCACGAACACTTGAGAGATGGGCAGGAGATAAACCGATACGGCAATGCCTATGGATTCTTGCGGTTAAAAAGGCGGGGGTGAGATATAGAAGGCCGTACCAGACACGGCACACCTACGCATCAATGATGCTCTCAGCGGGCGAGTCGCCTATGTGGGTAGCCGAACAAATGGGGCACAAAGACTGGGCGATGATCCGGCAGGTATACGGAAAATTCATGCCGGAAGCAACTCCGAATGCAGGGGATAAAGCAGTAAGTATTTTTGCAGAAAAAAGCTGTGATTAAGCTGTGATTCCTACCCAAAAACTCACCTATTTGTCACCATTCCAATCTATTTCTTCCTAAGAAACTTCAATTAAAACAGTAACTTGTTGGTTGCGGGGGCAGGATTTGAACCTACACAAGTCTGCATCAATAGGACTTCTTAGAAAAATGCTGTGATAAAGCTGCGATTCTTTCCTAAATATCCCTTGACATTCTATTATGCACGTGTATAATTAACTCCATCGACAACGCAATAATAAGGAGCAGGGAAATGTTAGGACGCCACGTAGTAAAGAGAAACGCAGAAATAGAAGATAAGCTGAGCGTAGAGACCAAAGCAATAATGGAAGGGATGAACGTCTACAACCCGATGTTCGGAGGCGGAGACAAAGAAATATGGAATGCTGCTGCAAAGAAATTCAATGGCGCAGCAATAGCGGAACTTGGCGAAGAAGCGAAATTGATCCTTCGGAGGGTATTCTAATGAGACAGGAACTTATAAACGCATACGTTGCCTTGCAGATAGCTAATGCAAAAGAGTATGTGCATGGAGACGTTTACTCGGACATGATGTGTCAGCTTGAGGAATCCATGACTCCAGAAGAGTACAAAGAAGCGAAAAACGCATCTAGCCGTCACTTTGGAAACGAACTGTTGTATGACTAATGAAAACAAAACACATCCCCAACCCTTCTGGTCGTCCGGCAAAGCTCAAGAATGGCCGGGACCGGACAATTTACATCGATGATGAATCATGGGAGAAAGCGAAAAAGCTAGGCGACGGCAAGCCTAGCGAGGGGATAAGAAAGGCTATTGCTGCTGCGCCCACTTCTTAGCTCCATCCAGATCACTTACGCCTTTTGCGCCTTCAATAACGAGTTCCGTAGCTTCTCGTCTAATTGATCCCAACGCTTCAACATACTCTCCCATCGCTGCATTAAGTCCGGCTGAGTCGAAACAGGTTCCTTCAGAACTTCCGGAACCGGAGGGGGAGG